ATTGTCCTCAATCGCTTCTTCAGTGATTGCGAAAGCAAGTGCTATAGTGTTGTGAGTGTATCTAGCTGTGAAAGTTTCTTGCGCATTGTCAAATACAACTGCAGATCCTTCCGGCTTGATTTCCGCATTTGCGAATCCAGATAACATTACTTCCTCTTCGAAAGCTCTGTCTGAAGTCTCAACATCGAAAATTTCAAGGTGCTGATTCTCGTATCTTTTATATTCCAGGCCGAATAGTGCATTCAATCCTGGCTCTAGTTCTTTAACTAGTTGTCCTCTTGATATAGCCATAATTAATCTCCTATATTCCTGTGAATTGTTTATAGAAATGATTATTAATGATAGCAGTTACTACTACGTTTGTAGAGTAAGTTGTAGCATTTAATAATTCATTATTGAAGCCTTTTGCAACTCCAATGACACGTAACTGAGCGCCAGTCGAAACTGCCAATTGCGATGTATTTAAAGTAACTTTAGATACATAGTTAGCTGAAGATCCAGCTGTATAAACGATATTTCCGTTTAAGAAAATATCCGCGATTGGAAGAGCCGCCGAAGCTTGTACTTCGTATCTCTCATAAGGGTCGTCACTAACATAGCCTACAATGTCAGTAGCTGTGTTTGAAGCTGCTAAATTGTTTGCCCATGTTGGTTTCTTAGTTGAAGCATTCGTAAAGAAAACTCCGTTAAGCGAACCTAATAATTGATCACTAGAACCCGCTACCGTAATGTATCCAGTATTAGCTGCTGTTACTGGGTCATTTTGATAGATAGCTGATGAGCTAGCTGCAATATTATATTCACTTAAACCTTGAGCATCTCTATTCTGTCCAACTTTGCCTATTGGTAATAAACCAAAGGCTGCGTTTGCGTTAGCCATAGTTTTTTTCCTTGTTTAAGTTTTTATTTACTTTGTTGATATCACAAAAAAATTATTTTTTGTTTGTACCACCAAAAGTTACACGAGTTTGCCTCTCACTATTGATTGGCATACTTGGGTGCTGATCCTTGTAGACATCGTTATTAACTGCGTCTTCTCGATCCTTAGTTTGTTTTGCAAAATAAGCATTACGAGCTTCTGCGAGTTCTACAGGTATCCTTGCCAGCGCAAGGCCACCATGCCCGATTACTCCCGCGTATTTTCCTTCGCCTATTGTTGAATAAGTTTCGCCAGGGTATTCATCAGCTCTCACTAATTCAAATCCTGAACGTAATTTACTTGAAACGTTTTTAGAGTCATCTTGACCTAATATTTCAAGTCTTATCCATCGGTGTTTAAAACCGTCCTTAGGGCGCGGTGCATCTAAACTTGATGGTGGAGTCCAAGTCGTAGGTCTCTTTTCAGCAGATCTTGACTGGCTCGCACGTGGGGTCTTCATTTTATCGTTTTCCATATGCCTATACCTCCTTCGTGATATTTAATTGTTTCGCATATTCTTCTAATGGCACTCCTAATTTTTTAGCGATAGCAACTTGAGAAGGTGTGAGTCTCACAGTTTTGCGACCAGGTTTTGTACTTCGCTTCGCTGAAGCTACTACTTGTACGGGTTTGGTCGTTTCCGTTGTTGCAATCTTATCAAATTTATGGGGAAACTCAAGTCTTATTCTTTTATCAATTTCCGCATAATATTCGTCCGTTTGAGGATCATATCCTTCATCATCTACAAGCTTTTTATGTATGTCAAAAGCCGTATAAGTCATAGCTGAATCAGAGCCAAACCACTTGTTTTTAGATCCCCAAGACTCTGCTTTTGGATCTGGTCTAACTTCTTGTTCAACTGACCTATTAAGATTAATGTTAGGATTTTCCACTCTTCTAGTTTCTTGTGGAACAGATTCTAGTACTGATTTAGCTTCCATCAATCTAGCTTCTTCGTAACCGAGTCTAGCTATATCTCTTTGAGCATCAATTTCAGCATTTAGATCTTGATTGTTTCTTGCTTCTGAAAGTTTAGCTTTTGCTGCTTGTAACCCTGAAGCAATCCTCGCTTCTCGATCCTTAACACTCGCTCCTTCAAGTACAGAATATTTTTTAAGAGTTGCTTCTTTTTCAATCTTAACTACTTCTGCATATTTTAGAGCTTCATCTTTTTGACGTTCTGCTTCTCTCCACTTTTTAGTAAGTTTAGCAATACGTCTTTGTACATCTTTACTATAATCTTCTAATTCGTCTTTCTGTGGTTTGTTCTCGCCGCTCGTCTCTTGTGACGAGGTGCTAGTGGCTTGTGACTCGGTTGCCACTTTTGCATCACTAGGCTTCTCAGCTTTTGGAGCTGCTTCTTGTTCAACAGTTTCAATTACCTCTGTTTCAGATTCAGGTTTAGATGTATCTTCTAACTCAACATCAACCGCTGGTCCAGATGTATCTATGTCAACTGTCTTTGCGTTCTTATCTTCTGGCATAGTTTTCTCCTATGTTTATATATAGTGAAGTACAGATTCAGGATCAGGAATTGTTCCTAACACTTCATCATCGTTTAATATACGAACTTCACCGCCCTCTATTGGTAATCTCGAGCCCGCGTAGCGAGCAAAGATAACCCAATCTTTTTCTTTACACCATGGTCCTGTTGGATATTTTTCTTTATCAAAATATGCAAGAGGTCCAATTTTTAAAACATAACCACAATTTGTAGCTATCCTTAAACGGTCTAATGATTCTTGTGCAATAATAATTCCACCAGATGTTTTTTCTTTTGGTGTGAATGGTAATACTAAAATTCTCCAACCAGTAGGTGTTGGCAACTCATCAACTACAGCTTTTATATTTTCTGGATTTAATGGTTCTTTAGTAGGTTCAGCTGTCTTAGCTTCTTCTTTATATTTTTCTTCAAGACCTAGGTTTATCTTTGGTACTTCCTTTTCCGAGGTCGATAACGTTTCCTTTTTCATCACTTTGCTCCTTCTTGTTTAGCAGGTTAGAGATTTCCTGAATTACTGTTTGATAGGCATTTGCCTGTCCTTGCATATACTTGTATTTCTCCATACTGTCAACTGTTCCAGATATCATAGCATCACCGATATTTTGGTAAGAATCTCTGATAAATTTCTGTAGTTTACTTATAAATGTTACAGCGTCCATGGTCTTTCTCCTTTGTTAGTTATATTAACAATTCCACTTTCTAAGGGATTTATTAATTCTTGAGTTTGGATCTCTTGCAGTTTTTGCAGAGGTCAATCTTTTTTTCATACCAGACATTCTAGCACAAAAAGACTTCCTTCTATTAGCAGATTTTGAACCCTTTTTCAACTTACTGGGTTTTGTTGTTACTGCCATTGATAATTTAGAACCTGGATTTGCACGTCTATATGAAGCAATACCTTTTTTGTTTAATCCACCTGATTCAGATTTACCTTCTTTACGTTGCCATGCTGGAGTAGAACTTCCACCTTTTGCAAAGTTTTTTCTTTCAATACCATGACCTCTTAAAGAAATATCACCCATTAGAATTTTTTTGTAACTTTTTTTCTGTCAGGCATAATAGCTCCACATCCTCTAGCTACTCCACCTTCCATCATTTTTTTTCTTTTTGGAAAACCTGCTTTCATATTTGCATATGCTTTTGGTGATATAGTTGATTCAGATTTAGATCTTGAGATACCTAGTTTTTTTCTACGATTTATATTTGCCCAAAGACCTGGTTTACCACCATCTTTAAGTCCAATTTTTTTCATACCTTTTTTAAAATATGGAGGAATTTTTGGAGGCATATTATCCTTTTTTATCAAATTCTTTTCTAGCTTTTTTTTCGGCTTCTTCTGGAGAATAACCTTCGTCTAAATATTTTTCATAAAGCTGTTCAAGTATTGTTTGATTATCAATTGGTACATGAGCTCTTCCTTCTCCACCAGATCCAAATTTTTGTCTTTGAACTCTAGCAAGTCCATTTCCTCTAGTTTGTTTACCTAAGCCAGCCATTATTTTTTCTTCGACTTTCCAGCTTCTGAAAGAGCAATAGCAATTGCTTGTTTTCTAGATTTTACAACTGGACCTTTTTTACTTCCAGAATGTAATTTACCTTGTTTAAACTCTTTCATAACTTTTTGAACTTTGCCACCTTTTGCTTTTTTAATTACACCTCTACCAATTAAAACATCAGCTTTAGTTATTTCACCATCTTTATTAAAATCAGGTAAAGTTCCTTTTGCTAAACCTACTCTAGCAATTCCATTTCCTCTCATTTGTTTTCCAAGACCAGCCATTATCTTTTACCTTTCATTATTTTGCCTTTTTTCTTTGTAGACATTTTAGCAGTTAATTTATCTGCCTTTTTAACCATTTTTCCTTTTTTGTTTTCCATAAATCCTTTTTTTTCCATTTTAGTTTCTGTTGATTCCATTGACATAGATTCTGCACCTTCATGTGCCATTGATTCATCCATAGCCATACCACCTTTTGCTAAACCTACTCTAGCAATACCGTTTCCTCTCATTTGTTTTCCTAATCCAGCCATTTTATTCTCCTATCCGTTTTCTTGTTCTTTATTTGCCGGTCTATTCGCCATAGTGCGCGCCACCGATTCTGCGCTTCTGCCTACAACATAACCTCCAAGACCAATTTGTAAAAGGGTCCACACATCTCCTGGAAGAGTTATAGTTATTGAAGCTTTAAAAAAAAATAAGATAACAGGTCCTAATACATAATTCCATATTAATATAAAAATTAATACGTACATTAAAAGTGGCCTCCAGCTCGATGCAAACCAGCCAGCTTTAGCCTCTGCTTCAACTATTCTTGCTGCCGCTGTTAATTCTGCTGTATTAGATTGTAGTAATTGTGTTTGTAAATCTGCTTTTAACTTCGCTTGTAAATCTTTATCAGGTACTGATTTCTCAATTGTATTAAATAAGATCTTAGCTAATGGAGCAATAGCATTTAGCATTGGCAACATGGCTTAATACCACTTAGCTGATCTTTTTTTCTCTGATAAAATACTTCCCTGTCCTTGAACTTCTTGAGTTTGAGTTTCAGCAGGGTTTGTAGTTTCAATTTCAACACCACCAACAAGATATCCTTCTGCATTAGTGTATTTTGAATGGTTAGTATTTACTTTAACCTTAGAATCTTTAGTAAAAGTTCTAGTTGAATTTGCTAATTTTTCATTTTGTTTTTTCATAGCCTTTTATACCTCTTTTTTATTGATTTGGAAATCTATTTTTAAGTTGAGCAGATAAAACGGTCTTTTCTAATGAAGTATTTGCCCTTAATTTAGCTAAATCTTCATTTTGTTGTAGTTTTTGACTGTCTGTAGATTGATTCATCATAGCTTTCATCTTATCAAGATTGATTCTTTCATTGCTCTCT